ACATGTACATCAATAGATGTTGCAGTGTCTGATTTAACAAAAAGTTGATCTCCAGACTCTAATACTATTTTTGAACCACCATCAATTAATTCAAGCGAACCGCCTGAAATAATAGGTGTGTTTTTCTGTAAAAAATAGTTTAGGGACGATCTTGTAATGTATGCTTCAATATTAACAGTTGAAGAAACCGTATTACAAAGTCGAATAGAGATCACACAATCATAGGTATCTGCAGCTCCGCCTAAAACATCCACTGCTGTGGTGCCTATATTTCTTGTTAAATAATTTCTAAAATTTTGTGCCATCGTTACCTCACAACGCAATCGCTACTGCAATAGCAAATCCATTACTCGCAGCGCCTACGGGTTGATTGTTTGAATCTAAATATACAGCTTTGCTTGCAGGTTGTGTACAAAATACATCTTTTGTTCCTGCTGTAAAGTTGACTGCATTATCAGAATTTGAACTTGAAAGAATAGTGTCCCTAGATAGAGTGTCAGGAGTAGCGTCTGTAACTGTACCAATACCGACTTCAAATTCACCTGTAGAGCCATTCACAATCGAGTAATATGTTGTATTACCCGTTCCAATGCCAGCTACAAACGATTCAAAATCTGTTACTGCTCCATCAAGATTAAGAGTTCCAGTTCCTGTAGTAGTGCTGGTCTCTTTGACTCTGTCGTTAAGGACAAGTGCCATTCAAACCCCCTAACTAATTCTCAGAATTGCTGATGTTGAATTAAAAGTTGGGAACTGAATAGTAAACGTACCATCCGTTGCAGTTTTATCAGAACCAAAATCTAATACCGCTACAGCTGGATCATCCGTCACTGTATCGTTATAAATTAATGCGCCTCTTGCTGTAAGTGTAACTCCAGTAAAAGATAAATCTGCAAAGTCAACAATTGCAACTCCTGTGTCTAATGAAGTTTGTTGACCTGTTAATGTTCCGCCTCCTGCTACGTACTGTCCTGTATCAGAAACTTCACCTGTAGTTGTGTATTGTGTTGTTGCTGCAGAAAGGTTTGCTGTACTTTCGTATAAAGCTAATTTAAAAGTTGCGCCACCTGTATCAAGGTCATGCACACCATCAAGTAGCTCTTGTTTAAATGAATTGCATACTGCTTGTGCTATTGCCATAAAAAATCTCCTGTTTATTTTAAGGTGATGGTGAAGGCACTTTTACACGTGGCACTCCATCATCGTATTCACTTCTACGTCTTCTACCCATTTGTTGAAGTGCAAAAGCTTCAATAGCATTATCATACCTTGTTTTATAGAGATTGTACATATCCATAGGGCCTTTTAAGTAGGAAAAGGCTTCTACAAGTACGCCATATAAAAGCATCGCTTCTTGGTTTTCAGCTAAAAAAGTAGATTGTGAACTCGTAAAATGGGGTGGATTAATAATATAGTTTAATTGCACTGCATAAGCTTGGTCTGGTGTTGGCGCAACCACAATAGTATTATCATCCCAATTTGCATAATATTTTGGTTGTCCTGTTGTTCCATCTCCATTAAATTCCGTAATAAAGCTCGTGTCCTTTTTTTCCATAAAAGTTCGATCTGAAGTAAGTGTTCCATCAGCAAAAACTTGAAGGGAACGTATAATTAAAAATTCTGCTGGAGTCGTTAGGTATCTTTTATTTGCGTTAAATGAAGAAGTTGCATATCTTCTTAAATCATCATAATCCACTTTACCTGCAATATCTAATTCTGTATTACGAATAAATTGGTCTAGTAGTGTATCTGTCAAAACATTGGAATCTACTTCCGTATAACTTCTGATTTGATCTATAAAATTTGAATAAGTAATTGCCATTATGTCGTACTCACGGTTACGTCTCCTACAGCAGAAGCTGTTGAAAAACTTGTTAATTGAGTTCCTAACTCATTTTGACCAACAGAAGGTAACATACTTTGAGCTGAATTAAAGATGTATAAATTAAAACCGGAAGTGGGATCAGGTCTTTGAGGTCTTGGATTTTGTAATGCGATTTTATCTGCTGTAACTTTTTTTCTTCTAATTTGAGGATGTTTTGGTTCGAATTCAGAAATATGTACTAATGAGCCATTCCATTCTTTTACCATTTCTTGATAAGGAAATTCCATACCTGATCTATCTGATATTGCTTTTGAATTTTTACCATTTGCAAATCCACTCATTATACACCATCTCCGAAGTAAGTTTGTGGTGAAATATATAATGAAGTTCTTCCACCATCTTGATCTAAAGCTCTACCTAATTCATCTTCATACGCAAGTTTTAGACCTTGAGTCATTTGAGGACTGACTAAAAATGAAAGGTAATATGCTAAACCAGCAATCATACATGGAATAAATCTAAATACTACATCTGCTTCATTAGTATAAGAACCAGAATCTTCTATTCTTTTAATGGTATAATACTTTAAATGCGTATATGTAATTGCATCCGGAGCTTGATATAAATAAATTTTGGGTGTTGTTTGCCTATCTACATAATATTGTGAGGGCTGTCCTTGATTTAATTTATTAGGTAATGCAGCATAAGCAGATCTATCAATTTTAGATATTGATATATCTTGAGTTGAAGCGGATTCATTAGCGATTGATGAAGTTGAAATAAATGCTTCTAGTACATCACTTGTTGAAGATCCTGTTGTATATTCAGCAGTACCAGCGACCAGAGCAGCTTCTTGTAATTCTACTTTCCATAAATGAACACCTCTATTACCCCATTCTGCAAAAAGAATATTTAAATTTCTTCTTGCTCTTTTAAGATCATAACCAAAGTTAGTTTTTACACCACATCTGTTGTAAGCTTCTTGAATAATCTCATCTATACTTAAGTCGAATGATGTAGTTCCTGAAGTTGCCATTAAATCATTCCTTTATAGTATGATCCGATGAAACCGCCTGTTCTTTTTTTAATTATAGTTTTAACATTAGTCGGTTTAGGGCCAGTATTTGGGGTGGATCGTTTTCTTGCAACCGCAGAACGTATTTGCCCCTTTGTCATTGATGCAGCTTTTGCTGCAGGTACACATTTTGGGTAACCTCGTTTTGAACGGCTTGCGGATTTTCTCCCACACTCTCGATAACCCCCACCAGGTTTTTTCGACGATATATCTACCCACTTTTCCTTGAACCATTTATTTAACCCACCTTTCTTATATTTTCTTTTAGACTTATTGACTGGTATTTCTTTTAATTCTTTCGAGTCTCTATTAACTACGTAATTAGCTTTTTTACCTCTTATTTTTAATTCATTACCACTTAAAGAAGAAGATCCTGTTTTATTTACATTAACATCTTTTGTTATCGGTGTTTTTGACGCTGCCATATTAGGCCCAGTCTTTTTACCTTTTTTTATACCCTTTTTCTTTAATAAATCTTTACCAATTTTAATCATTGCCCCAAGTCTAGCTTTTTTAGGGCCCCAATCTTTTTTCTTCTTACCTGAAGGATCTTTTATTTTACCCGCACAAATCTTACTGGCATATGCGTTGGCATATGCTGACGGATAAACAGCGAATTTTCTTTTCGCAGCTGCTTTGCCACGCGCACATAATTTTGTCATTTTTCCTCCTCTGTAGCGGCCGCTTTGAGAGTGACAATTCTCTCCTTTTTGCGGTTGTACAACTTACCTGATTGTACCACTCTCTGAGAGTATCGTCTATCTCTTAGATTTTTTGCTTTTGGATTTTTTCTTTTTAACACGTTTAACCTTCTGAAATGATGGATCTATTTGTCGTGTCATTTGGGATCTAGATATTACCATGGTGAATATACCGTTTTTCCTGTTGTCTCACTTCTTGTAGCAGTTAAGGATTCTTTACGATTTTCTTTACCCACATACGAAACATGGATCCATCCGGAATGTGGTCCTTCTTCTTTTTTATAAAATTCGAGGATCAGCTGGTCGAAGTCAAGATTGTTTTTTATGTAGGTTGCTAGCTTCTCATTATCAATGCCAGAGACTTGTAGATCTGCGGCCTGACCTTTTGCATGTTGTGAATTAATCGAACTTCCGATTGCAATACATAATTCTGGTGACCTATATCCTGATGATACAATGACAGGTGCATCGTAGTGATTGCGAATTGGTTGTAAGATAGACTCGCAAAGTCTTTTTAAATTTTCTATTTGACCTGGAGTTGGATTGTTTGGAATTCCCTTACGCGCCGCAGTTTGCGACGCTGTTAATTCTGCTAAACT